GGCGTTGCTCAGCGCGGTAAGACCAGAGGCAAATTCGTATGATGGCTTCGCGTGGCATGGGGGCTATTAGCCCGAAGAAGATCCCCCGTGCTAAACGCCGTGGGGATGATAAGCCTGTTGAAGGCACTGGGGAGCCGATACGCCATGCCAAGGGCGGCAAAGTGAAGAGTAAAGTTAATCAGGCTGGGAACTACACCAAGCCGGGTATGCGTAAGAAGTTGTTTGAGTCCATCAAGGCATCGGCAACGCAGGGCACCGGTGCAGGGCAGTGGTCAGCGCGTAAGGCGCAGTTGTTAGCCAAGCGGTACAAGGAGAAGGGCGGTGGCTACCGAGACTAAATCAAGTTTCAGCATGGAGAAGGTCGTGGACATGTTGTTCCCGATCTTGCTTGCTGCTGTGGCTTGGCTGCTGGGCGAGATCACTTCGTTCCAGAACCGCTTGATTGCTATCGAGTCGAAGATTCCGATCCTGATAACGAACGAAGGCGTCATCATTGATAGCCCGCAATCTGCGGCGGCACGGCAAGAGTTAAAAGACGACTTAATGCACGATATCCACGACCTGCAAGTGCGGGTCAAGTTGATGGAAGAGCGTGGCAAATGAAAGCCCCGCAGCAGTCCTTAAAGGCTTGGGGCGACCAGAAGTGGAGAACGAAGAGTGGTAAACGATCTTCTGACACGGGTGAAAGATATCTTCCAGAGGCTGCGATCAAGGCTCTCAGCCCTGCTGAGTACGCCCGAACCACTGCCGCCAAGCGACGAGGAAAAGCCCAAGGCAAGCAGTTCGTCGCGCAGCCGAAAGGTATCTCCCAAAAAACCCGTGCGTATCGTCAAAAAGGGAAGTAAGTAAACGTGGTTGATAGAACATCAGCAACTACCGACTTCAACCTCGACCTCAACACGATCATTGAAGAGGCTTTTGAGCGTTGTGGGGCAGAACTGCGGACGGGATACGACTTCCGTACGGCTAAGCGTAGTCTTGCCCTTTTGCTGATGGATTGGGCGAACCGGGGTATTAACCTCTGGACGCTGGAGACCGGTACCCAGACTTTGACCTACGACCAAGGCACGTATGACCTGCCGGTAGATACGGTAGATTTATTGGATCATGTTATTAGAACCGGGTCTGGCACGAACCAGCAGGACATCAATATCACGCGCATTTCGTCCAGTACCTACCTTGCCATCCCTAACAAGAATGCGACGGGTCGCCCGATTCAGATCTGGATCAATCGCCGTACGGGTGCGACGAATGCGGCTGGTGTGGTGCAGTACCCTCAGTACACCGTGTGGCCGAAGCCAGACAATACGACGACTTGGACGCTGGTCTATACGCGCCTGAGACGGATGCTGGACCCCGGTACGGGCTCTAACGGACAGGATATTCCCTATCGGTTCCTCCCCTGCATGGTGGCGGGACTGGCCTATATGCTGTCTTTGAAGATCCCCGGAGCGGCAGAGCGTACGACCCTGTTGAAGGCAGAGTACAACGAGGCTTGGGAGTTGGCGGCTGGGGAAGACCGCGAAAAGGCTGCGGTTCGGTTTGTCCCACGTGAGAGCTTCTTGGGTGGCTACTAATGCCAAACAGGTTTGCAAGTGGCAAGCACGCGATTGCGGAGTGCGACCGGTGTGGATTCCGGTACAAACTTCGGCAGTTGAAGTCTTTGGTGATCAAGACCAAGAACGTAAACATCTTGGTTTGTCCGGAGTGTTGGGAGCCTGATCAGCCGCAGTTGTCGCTGGGTCTGTACCCGGTTGATGATCCGCAGGCGTTGAGGAACCCAAGACCAGATTTGAGTTACTACGAGGTGGGTAATGACGGTGCCACCGGTAGCCGTGAGATACAATGGGGCTGGGCTCCGGTAGGCGGGGCTAGAGCCGATGATGCAGGATTAACCCCTAATACTCTTGTAGGCCAAGGGCAGGTGGGGACAGTAACGGTCGTAACGACCTAGGAGATTGAAATGGCTAAATCAGATTTGGAAAAACACGCTGAACTCCCGGCGAGCAAGGCTCACGGCCCGAATCGCGTCAAGGGTATGCGTGCTGGTGGCAAGACCAACAGCGAGATGAAGAAGTACGGTCGTGGCATGGCGAAGGTGATGAACCAACGCAGCCCGATGCGCGGCTCTTCTGGCCCGAGGTAATTGCCATGAAAGACATGGGCAAAATCAGGCCGAACACCGACTCGACGGGGCGTAATGGCTACCCGGAGAAGGATGTGAACAAGGGCGTCACCCACATGGATATGAAGGGTGCTGGTGCTGCTACGAAGGGTAAGAAGTTCGTGTCGCAGATCAACCTTGAAAACAACATGAAGTACCGGAGTGGCTGGTCGCCGTGAACTACACGCAGCTTTCACAATCAATTCAGGACTACTGTCAGTCCACGGAGACTTCCTTCGTGGCGAATATCCCGAATTTTGTGCAGCTTGCTGAAGAGCGGATTTATAACTCCGTTCAGATCCCGGCCATTCGTAAGAATGTGACCGGTACGATGACGACTAGCTTTCCGTACTTTCAGTTGCCGTCAGATTGGCTTTCGACGTTTTCGTTGGCCGTGATTGACCCGGTGACTGGCGAGTACGAGTACTTGCTCAATAAGGATGTGAACTTTATCCGTGCGGCGTATCCGCCCCCAAACAGTACGGGCAAGCCTAAGTACTACGCGATTTGGGACGACAACACGATGATTCTGGGCCCGACTCCGGATGTCGCGTATACGGCTGAACTTCACTACTATTACTACCCTGCGTCGATAGTCAACGTAAATACCTCATGGCTCGGGGATAACTTTGAGTCCGTCCTGCTTTATGGCTCGTTGCGCGAGGCGTACACCTACTTGAAAGGTGAGCAGGACATGATGACGTACTACGAGCAGAAGTATCAGGAGGCGCTTGGCCTTCTCAAACGTCTTGGCGATGGCTTGGATCGTCAGGATGCTTATCGTTCTGGACAAGTGAGGATTCCTGTCACATGAGTTTTATAGGTGGGGGAGAAATTGGTCAGGTGTTCGTACAGACTACGGATCACCGAGAACATACAGTTGAAGAAATTGCAGAGCGTGCGACTAACCGCATTCTTCGCGTTGAAACCCAAGAAGGGTTAAAACAGGTACTTATTAAATACCTGCAAGAAGCGCAAAATTCGGCTTTGATGAATGCGCGGCGTACGTTGATTGAAAATGGTTTTGACGACGCTGCAAAGCGTTTAGGAGATTGAAATGGCTATTACTCAAGCGATGGTTACGTCTTTTAAGGTGCAGATCCTTGAAGGCGTCCATAATTTTGGTTCGGGCGTGATCCGCGCTTCGGCTGCGGCAGACGTATTCAAACTCGCTCTGTACACCTCGTCGGCTACGTTGGATGCTACGACCACGGCTTATTCTGCAACGAATGAAGTTTCGTCGTCTGGCACGAACTACACGGCTGGTGGACTGACGCTAACGATCTCGCAGGCTCCAACCTCCGGTGGTACTACGTCGTTCATCGACTTTTATGATCTGACGTTTGCGAGTGCCACGATCACGGCAAACGGTGCGCTGATCTACAACGCGACTCAGAGCAACAAGGCTGTTGCGGTTCTGGCGTTCGGCGGTGACAAGACCTCGACGGCTGGTAACTTCACCATCCAGTTCCCGGCTGCCGCTGCTTCGACCGCTATTCTTCGTATTGCCTGATAGGACACTTACGTGTCTATAGGCTGGGGGCTAGGCGGTTGGGGTGAATCCGGTTGGGGTTCGGTCAACGACGTTGTTGTAGCCTTTGAAGGCTGGAATGCTTCTGGCGTAGGCTGGGGCGATCAAGGCTGGGGAGAGGGCTACTCAAACCTTACTGCAACAGGTGCGGTAGGGGATGTTGTTGTCAAAGCAGAACAAAACGCCGTAATTGCTATTACCGGTCTTGAAGCCACCGGGCAAGTTGGCGATGTTTCCGTCATCCAGTCGGTAGATGTACGTGTTACCGGAGTTTTCGCTACTGGCGAAACAGGCACAGTATTTGTCGTCACTGATCAGATTCTGGCTGTTACTGGGGTTGAGGCTACCGGTGAAGTTGGCACCGCCAAGGCGATTACAGACCAAGTTATTGTTGTCAGTGGCCTCGCAGCCACGGG